GCGAGTCAGCTTCGGCGTTGTGGATTGTGTTTCGTCCTGCTCGTCGTTGGCAGTCGGCGGAGTCGCCATTTATCCTCCATGTTTCATCGCACGGAATCCAGCAGCACTCGCTTTACGTCTTCGCAGCAATGGCGAATCGCCCGGCTTGGGAGCAATCTCGGAGGCGCTCAACTTCTGTCCCTCGGGAACATGCAGCATGGCGTGCAATGCTCCCGGCTTCTCCTGAAAACTTCCTTTCGAGCCAAGGTCAACTGTCTTTTTTTTCATTGCGTTCGATAACCTCCTTGGAAGCGATCCTTGAGGGGTGGCGGCATCCCACTCCGCCACCTTCGACGGTCCTCCCAACGCCTTCTCACCCGCCGAGGAATGTCCCCAGCGGGCTTGACTTGTCGAGACCCACGGCACCGCTACTCCTTCGGAAGAAGCGAAGACGGCGTCCGCGTCACGTAAGCCTGCTTGACCGGCTCCAGCGCATTCTTCATCTGGCCAATCTCGTACTCGATGGCCTTCACCCGCGCCGTCAATTCCGCATCCACCGGAACCTCTTGCCCTTCCAGCGCCGCCACGCGGTCCATCAACTCGGTATCGGTTTCCTTTGCCTTGCCCTCAAGAGCATCCAGACGCTTGCGAACTTCCAGCGCCTCAAGTTGCAGGTTAATCGGTGTCGTCATCGGTAATTCTCCTCTTCTTCGTTGCCTTCGCCTTCCCGGCCTTCTTCTTCAAGGAACTTGTCCATGTTGGACTTCAATTTCTCAATGTTGGCATGATCGTGCGGCCCGTGCATCTCGCCATCCTTGCTGACATGATGGCTGGTATGGCTGCCATCCTCATGATGCTCGATATGGCTGTGAGCTTCCCCGGTCATCTGATTCATGTTCCTCAAATGCTCGTGAATTTGCTCGTGATGCGGCTGCATCTCCGCTTCTTCATACCCCTTTTCTTCGTCCGGCTCGGCTGCCGGAGGCTTGGGAGCCACCGTCGCCTTCGCCGTCCGCCAAGCATCCGCATTCGTAAACTGTCGTCCGTTATGTTCGAACGGTTTCATTGTGGCTCCTGTTCTTTTTCAAGGTCATGCAACGCAATCGCCTGCACGGTGTCCCAATCCAATATCGGAACATCGAACTTCTGTGAAGGATCAATGTGCTCCACCGTCATGCGCTGCTCAATCCGTCCCAACGCCGTCATCAACTCCGCATGACGCTCCCGGTCAGCCTTCTCCCTTGCCTGAATCAACCCGCGAGTTGACAAAACGTCAATCCCCAACCACTTCTGTACTGCCAGCCGAAAACGATCCCAGAAGCTCATGGCTACATACTACTCCCAATACTGCAATTGCTGTCTAGCTTTTTCTTTCCGCTCCGTTTCCTCTAACATCATGAAATGACGTTCCATCGGATCAACCGTCGCCGCAATCTTCTCCACCAACGCCTCTTCTCTCGTCTGAATCGTCGGCGTTACAGCAAAACACATTGCCATCATGTCACCGCAGTCAGGACTCGCCTGACCACGCTTCTTCATATCCTCTTTACGCTCCAACTGAATCTGATTCTTCGATGAAAAGAAGTATTCCGGCGCCGTCAAATCCGACTCCAATTCAGGATCGTCCGGTATCTGCGCCGTTTCCAGCCAGTCCCGCATCCTGCCCCAGACCTCCGCCCGCCGGTTGAAATACATGAACTTATCTCCAGGCGTATTGCCTCCATGAAACTCTTCCAGCTTGAACCACTCCGGCAGTTCATACCCGAACCGCTGCTTCCATCGATCCTTTAGATACGTCCTGACAAAATCCGCCACCCCGCCACCGACTCCATCGCCGTCAATCACGCACGCCCTCGGTATCTCATTGCAGATGTGCATAATGACCCGGCTGCCAACCTGCATCACATCCAGTCCACGTACCTTCTCCACAATGTGCGCCCGCAACCCCTGTTTCCATCCCACAACCGTCTGATCGTCGCCAAACCGCGCTACATCCACGCTCATTACCTTGTATGCCCTGCTCTGGTCGCCAACATCACGCCGTCGCGCCGCACTCACGACATCCGACGCAATGAATTGTGTACTCCCAGCCCTCGGAAACTCCCCACGAACACGTACCCGGCAGAAGTCCGAATCTTCGCCATAGTCCGCAACCCATTTATTCAGCTGCTCCTTGTTCGTCCCATCCACCGTTCTAGAGTCAACCTGCCGCGTAACCCAACGGTGCCTATACCGCCCAAAACACTCCCTGAACCGACCTGTATTCTGCGTCGGATTGCCAAACGCCAGCCAGATGATCTCCGTCGTGGCGTCCGTCAGCGCACCTTCGGTCACTTCCCAAATCTTCGCCGGAATCGAACTGGCTTCATCATATATAACAATGATGCGCTTCCCAATATTGTGCAGCCCAGCAAATGCCTCCGTATTGTTCTCGCTCCACGTTTCCCGGTCCAACCGCCAACTGTTCTCATGCCCCTTCTGGCTCGAGATGATCTTCGTCGCCGTCTGACTCCACCAATGCGCATTGATCGCTCGCCCAATCCACTTCGTTACCTCCGGCCACGTCTTCGTGGTCAACTGCGCTTCCGTGTTGGCGGTAATCAGCACCCGGCAGTCATCGCACGTGGACATGCCCCAGCAGCTGATCATGGCAATCAGAGCTGACTTGCCAATCCCGTGCCCGGACGATACGGCGATGTTGAGTGGATCAAAACGGTGGGTACTGCGCAGATGCGAACCGATCAGCCCTAGGATGTCGGCTTGCCATGCTCTAGGACCGTGCGAGTCTTCGAGATCGCCTATGCCCCACTCCCAAGCATAGCGACAGAATCCCAGAGGATCACGGCAGAACTGGCTAATGTCGTGGATCAGATCGTCTTCGGCGCTCATGGCTACTCTTTAGCACCCGTCTCCGAAGGCCCTGCAAGCTTCAACGCTCGCTCGGCCATGCGGGCATCGTGCCGGACAGCTCCTCCGGCTCCGGCAGCTCCTTGGGTGCGCTCAATGCCGGAAGATCGCGCTTACGTGCCGTCGAGATGCGCTCTGCTAGGCCCAGCGTCACCTCGCCACTGTGTTCCAAGTTCACACGCTCACCGTACTTCTTGGGAGCTACCTTAGACGCATACCATTTTCGCGCATCAATACGCGTTTTTCGCCATTGTTCCCCCGCCGCGTCAATGCGCTCATCTGTTCCACCGTCGGGCGATGGGACACTGCACATAATCGGCGGAGCGTCAGCAATATCAACAATTTCCGAGGCAAACAAGTCCGCTTGCTCTTCTCGCGCGCGCGTGTATTTTGCAAGGAAATCAGGACGTGTATTTTTCCATTTGCGGATTGTTTCGGCGGAAGGGTAATTTTCAGTACTGGCGAAGCGATGGACGGCGCGACCGTTTGCGATCTCTCTACAGATTTTGTCGGCCATTTCGTCTGAGTAGGAGGATGGTCGACCGGCGGGCATGGAGGAAATGTACATCTGAACTGGGAGATGGCGCAAGTATTTAGGGAGACCGATGATTATTTTTAGTGATTCTTGTCGATTTTACTTGACACTTTCCGCGTATGGCGCTATGGTGGTTGTGTTGAACGGCGACCAGCCGAATGGAGCGCAAGAATGAAAACCACCATTAGTCACCGCAATCAGATAATCACCATCACCACGGATCACTCGTCATCCTCCTACGGACAGCCCGTGGTCTGCGTTAATGGAGTCCTAACAGACCGCACCGTCGCCGAGATCGGGGCCTCAGTGCTGGCTAGCGTGTCCAGCTATCTGTCTAATCGGATGACGGACCTCAACCTGGCAGCAGCGACCGCCTACGCTGATGAGAATGATTATCGCCGCCAAACCGCTGCCATTGATGCGGCTCGCGACATCGTGGAGGCAATTGAGGCGCGCCTCGATCCGGCCAACGTGATGGATATTGCATATTAATCTCCACTATCGAGGGGTGCGGCTCGACAACGCACAGCGCGCCGTCAATGGTTGTCCTAACCCAGAGGAACAACTCATCGAGAGCGAAGAACCCACCCAGGAAGAGCTTTTTCAGCAGATGGAGGAGCTCTTCAGCGAGGATTCACTTGCATCTCTTATCTTCAGCGAATGGCGACGTCAGACAAAGGGCCCCGAGATCATGAATGCCCTGGATCTTACCCGCAAAGAATACGACACGGCCGTAAGGAGAATGGATCGTGCGATCCAGAAGCGCTGGCCGGAAGGAATGCCCCATGTCCACTGACACAAATCCCAACAAAATGGACCTTAGAGAATTGGTCGGCAACCTCGCCGAAGCAGTAGAGCAGGCTTCCCCTGAAGACCTCCTGGCGGAGGCGAAGGC